CGTACAAAGATTTGTAATTACTACGTAGCTTCATCACGACTTGGTACGGAACTACTGCGTGGCGCAGACCAGTTAGGTACATACGGATTCGTTGTATTCCGTGTGGAACCTAACTTTAAAGAACGACGTCCACATATCCATGTTGAGAACTCCATGGGTGCTTATTATGACGTCGACAGATTTGGAGAAGTCCAAGTTTATGCTCGCTCTTACTATCGTAAGGCGGGAGATTTAGCAGCTCAGTTCCCTGAGTACGCAAATCAAATTCTACAGGTGGGAGCGTTCTCTCGTGGAGACACCAATCAACTTCTTGAAGTTGTACGTTGGACCGATAAGAAACAAACTATCATGTTCATTCCAGAACGTGGAGGAATTGTTCTTGCTCAGACGACAAATAAGATTGGTAAGGTCCCTGTCGCAATTGCTCAGCGTCCTTCGCTCGATGGAGAAGTCAGGGGCTCATTCGACGATGTGCTGCCAGTCTACGCAGCTAAAGCTCGCCTCGCGCTCCTTACGATGGAAGCTGTTCAAAAATCTGTCGAAGCTCCCCTTGCTTTGCCTACTGACGTTACTCAGCTTTCCGTTGGTCCTGATTCAGTTATTCGTTCTAACTCCCCTGAGAAAATTCGTCGTATCAATCTGGACGTACCTCAATTCGCTTTTGCTGAGAATAATGTTTTAGCAGATGAAATGAAGCTTGGCACTCGCTTCCCACAAGCTCGTGCAGGTCAAGCTGAAGGTTCTATCGTTACTGGTCAAGGTGTTAAGGCACTTATGGCTGGATTCGATTCACAAATTAAAGTTATTCAGTCAGTGCTTGGCGAAGCAATTGGTCAAGCAATTTCACTTGCACTTGCTACAGATGAAGCGTTCTTCCCAGAAGTAACACGTGAAGTATCTGCTACAGCAAATGGAGTTCCATACAAATTAAAGTACAAGCCATCAGCTGACATCAATGGTAACTACGGAGTTACAGTTGAATACGGACTAATGGCAGGTCTAGACCCTAACCGAGCACTCGTATGGGGTCTACAAGCACGTGGCGACAAGCTAATCTCACGCGGAATGCTACGTCGCAATCTACCGATTTCGCTCAATGCTGGAGAAGAAGAGCGAGCAATTGACATTGAAGAGATGCGTGACTCCCTAAAGGCGTCTGTTGCATCTATGGCTCAAGCAATTCCACAAATGGTAATGCAAGGTCAAGACCCAATGAAGATTGTTGAAAAGATGGCTGCAGTTATTGATGAACGCAAGAAAGGTACACCGCTAGAAGACGCGGTTGCTAAAGCGTTCAAGCCAGAACCAGCACCAACACAACCTCAGATGCCAGGAGCACCAGAAATGGGCGCAGGTCCTGAACAGGGTATGGGTGGCGCAATGCCAAACTTCCCACAAGAACGACCACCAATGCAAGAACTTCTTGCAGGTCTAACTGGTGGAGGTAATCCCAACCTAGCAGCAAGAGTAACTCGTCAAATACCAGCATAACAAGGAGAAAAAATGTTCGGAAAGCAAGGAAAGATGGCAAAGGCACCAACTGGCTCACCAATCATGGGCAAGAAGCCAGCAGGAAAAGGCGTAGGTCTAGGACAGAACGCAAAGCCAGGCGCATTAAAGACAATCAAGGGTAACAAGAACAAGCTTAAGTAAGGAATAACTATGGCAGCCAAGAAGGCAACCACACGAAAGTATCGGCAGGCAAAACAGGCTGCCAAACCTGCTGCTAAAGCAGCATTTCCTGGTAAGAAGCAAGCAACAAAACGTGACCCTAAGCTAAAGATTAGCTTGGAAGACAAGCAAATTGCTGATGAAGTAAGAAAGACTGCTAAGTCTGAGCTTGGCAAGAACGCATATCTCAGCAATTCTGAGTTTAAAGCACGTAATGCAGCAGAACTTGAGAAGTTCCGCGAATCAATGCGTCAAGAGTTTGGTGAATACGCTGGCAAAAAGGCTACTCCTGAAGAAGCAGAAGCGCCTAAGAAGTCAACAGCAAAGAAACCAGCAGCATCAACTAAAGGCAAGTCTCTTGTAGAAAATGGCAAGGTTGTATCTAAAGCTCGTGCTGAAGAAATCATGTCAAACAAGAAAAAGCCAGCTGTTAAAAAAGCTAAGCCTACTAAAACTGTAGCAGAAGCAGCTAAAACAACTACTGAAACTCCAAAGAAAGTAGCAAAGTCAACCAAGTCAGCTGCCAATAAGGCAGCATGGGCAAAGATGACACCAGAACAACGCAAGAACTGGAATGCAAACAAGCCAGGCGCTAAGCCTTCAGTATACGAAGCAGCTCGTGCTGCAGGTAAGACACCAGCAGAAGCAGCTAAAGCAGCTAATCCAAATCTATTTAAGGAAAAGCCAGCAGCTAAAGCAGCATCTAAGCCAGAAGCAAAAGCTCCTAAGCGTGTAACGCTTGCTGATTTAAAGCGTAACGAGGCTAAAGGTCTTGAAGAAGCTAAGGCACGTGTTGCTGCTAAGAACAAGGCTCTTGCTAACTCAGCTAAGGGAAAGACACAAACACCTCAAGCCGAAAAGGCTAAGGCAACTGCTAAGCCAGAAGGTAAGGCACCAAAGGTTGCTAAGAAGAGTTCACGTACAGTTCGTGCAGCCAAGTTTGTAGCTAAGAAGTTCCCATTGGCAATGGTTGCTGGAGAAGTTATTTCAGCAGGCAAAGGTTCAACGTTCAAAGACCTCGGCGAAATTAATCGTCTTAAGGCAAAGCTAGGCGATAAGCCAATGTCAGCTAAAGAAGGTGCTGCAACACAAGCAAGTAATCTTGCTAATCTTGCAACTATGGGTCTTGTTGGCAAAACTCGTCGTCAACGTATGGATGAACTTAATAAAAAGATTGCTAAGAAAGAAAAGCAAACCAAGCAACTACGTTATGGTAAAGGCGGAGAAAGCCTAGTACCAGGAACTGCAGCATATAAAGCTGGTTCTAAAACACGTCCAGCGGTAGGTACAGCTCCTAAACCATCTGTTGGTGCTGGTGGCTCTACCACTAAGTACACAGTCAAGAGAGGCGATGTGTTAGAAAACATTGCTAAAACTGCTGGTGTAAGTATGTCCGAAATCAGAAAAGCTATCCTTATATTATGAAGACACCTAAGTATAAGAAGGGCGCAATGATTTGGGCTGGAACAAAGGTAAATATTCCTAAGAAGAAATAGGTTAAACAATGTCAATGATGCAGCCTTCGGGTCCTGGTAAGTTCGCAAAGCGAACAGATATCCAAGGAGCCAAAAGATTGCCAGATGCTGCTTACGGTGAGCAAAAGCAATTCCAAGCAGAACAAGCAGGCGCACCAATGGCAAAGGCACCTAGCTCATTAGCGGAAGCAGTTCCGCTAACAGCACCAACACGCAGACCAGATGAACCTGTTACTGCAGGTGTTGACGCTGGTCCAGGTCCAGGTAGCAGCATTCTTAATATGAAGTCACCAGTTGATTCTCAACTAGATGACCTAAGTAAGATTGCAAAATTTATGCCATTAATGGTTCGTTATGCTGATTCACCAGAATCAAGCGGAACAATGAAAGCATTTGTTAGATATTTAAGGAGTCAAAGCGAATGAAAGCACTCAAGAAGTTCGAACAGAACCTTGAGTATCTTGGCTTTGACTTGGCTCCTCTTGCTTGGGATATTGCAAAAATGCCATTTCCAACAGACGATGACCGACTTGCCTTATTAGAAGAGTTGACCATGAAGAAGGAGGCTGCGCCAAGTGTCAATGACGGAATGGTGGAATGACCCACGTTACGCTGAGCAGCCTTCTAAGGTCAAAACCTCTAAGGTAGATGATTTTAAAAAGCAGACAGACAATACCAAGGTAGGAAAAGCAGAAGCTGCAATTGTACCAAAGGTAATGGGAGCAATTGAGTCAGGCTCAAAAAAGCCTTTTCTTGGTGCTGTAATTAACCCAGCAATGCGCGTACTAGAAACTTTTGGTGAGCGTGTTGTCAAGCCACTTACTCAAGGTACGTCTACTGCTTTACTTACGCCACAAGCTATGGCTGCTGGCAAAGGTAACATCATTGAATCTTTCCGTTTTGCTAAAAAGCAATCCGAAAAGATTTCTATGGGTCAAGCCTTAGCTGGTGGCGTCGGTCAGCTTGCATCGCCAGTACTTGGTCCTGCAACTAATGCAACGTTCCTTGATAAAGACTTTGACATCTTTAACGATAAGCAACGAGACAGAGCATTCAGAGATGAATGGGCAGGAATCATTGCGTCTGGTTCTACGGATTTAGTATTAGCAGCGTTAGGAACTAAAGGTGCTGGTGGCACCTTACGTTATGCTGGCAAGAAAGTTGCTGGACCAAAGCGTATTGTCACAACAGATGACATGGATAAGTTCCGCAGTGAACTAGAAGATGTTGTAGCTGATTCTGCTTTGCCAGATATTCAACGTACGAAAAGCGGATTAAGCGTATTAGTAGATGACGCAGTTAAAGAAAAAGACATTACTAAGATTGCTGCTAATCCACTTATTAGCGAAACAGCAAACCCATATCGAACAGCAACTATTGTATCTAGGTTAGATAATCACCGCGATGTAGCAGATTACTTGCTAGCAGAACGCGGTGACGCTGCAGCATTTACTCGCTTTTTTGACAAGAAGCCACTAGAGGCAGACCATCTAGATGATTATGGAATTGACCAGACTTCACCAATTGCTGATTGGTCTGATGTTGGTAAAGAATTTTTAACACCAAAGATGACATCAAGAATGCAGCGCATTCTCGATGCAAAGAAGGCACAAGACCCTAAGCTTGCACGAGCATTAGAAGAGTTTGCAAATAATGCACCACGCGGAGTAAACATTGAAAGTTACCGCCCAGGTCGTTTTGCTGCGTTAGAATCACTTAGTCTAGCTAAGAAGAAGATTCAACTTCAGTCACAATACGGTGACCTTAAAATGTTTGGTGCCGATGGTGGCGAAAGTTGGAAGACACAGGTTTACCAATCAAACATGTACGACCGCGTCGTACGTACGATTGCATGGACTGGTTCAGGTCGCCCACAGGGAATGATTAACATTTCCAACCCACGCCAATTTGAGGCGTCAGGTGACTTGCTATCAGACTTAAACCGTTTGCAGTTTTTAAGCGGTCCATCAGGTGCTGAGTTCAAACGTGCCATGGTTTCCAAGTTTCTTAGAGCACAGGATGACACACAACGCGCTATTGCGTTAGGTCAAATTGAAGAGATTGTTATGACTCGCCTAGCTAAGTTTTATGGCGTAACAGACCTTCAAGGTATCCGAGCACCTAAAGATGCTATCGACCAGATTAAACAATGGCAAACAAAGACAGCCGACTCACGTTCATCATTGAAACAATATGCGGTCAAGAACGGAATTATTCCAGACGTTGATGGTTCAATCAACGTACAAAATTTTATTTCAGTATCAAACGAAGCAAGTATTATTCCAATGCTTGACTTCCGCAGACTTGAGATTGAGGTAATCCTCAACGCTCGTCGTGCTGCTGGCAAGGGAACTAAAGTCACTGCAGGTCAGTATCGTGGTGCATTAGTATCCAAGACAGCAATGAATACTGGAGAATTCTTAGACCTAGCTAACATGGTTTTCTCAAACCTTAACTTGCTTCGTCTTGCATATATCCCAAAGAACTCAATGGTCGACCCATTTGCTCGCGCCACTATGGCGCTTGAGTCAACAGCTTTGATTCGTAATGCTGCTCCAGCAATGGAGAATGTTGCGTATAACTCAAGCTTACTCGGTGAGTCATTGAAACGATTTAAACCTGGTAGCCCACAAGCCAAGGCACGTAAACGTGCCAAAGCTGCAAAGTTTGAAATTGAAAAGTATCGAGCTGAGATGGAACCAAAGGTTGCTGCTTGGGAAAAAGCTCAATCAGTTTATGATGAAGCCAATAAGAGTTATCTTAAGTTTGAAGCTGCTCGTGATAAAGCACTAGCTCGTGCTAATAAAGCAACTGGCGCTAATTCTGCCAAAGCACAGGCTGCACTATATGCAGCAGAGGATGCTTTATATGAGGCACGTGTTGCACTAACAAAAGCAGATGATGAACTTTCTCTTAGTGCTGACATGGTTAACGGTTATGCAAAATTAATTGACAAGAACCGTAAAGACTGGGTTGATTACGAAACAAGTCGTCAGGAACTAAAAGCTGGCAAAAAACGTATTGGTCAAGAGCAAGATGTTATTGTAAGTTCAAGCGGTAAAGAATATACAATTGATGGTCTTGCAGACCCTAACATCCGTGGTGTTGGTGCTTACATGGCTGAGGTTGACTCAGCACAAAACTTTCTTTCAACAGCTATGCAATCACAAATCTCTCGTCGTCTTCAAGCAGACGGAACTCGCTTTGTAAAGATTAACCGAGCAGACCGAGCAGAGTATATGAATGCTTTAGCTCATATTGCTAATCGTCAGATTCGTAACGAAATTGACTTGCCTCTCGGCATGATGATGCGTGATGAATCAACAGCAAGTATTCTTAAATGGCTTTATAGCCCAGCAGGTAAAGAGTACCGACTACGTATGCAAAGTCGTTTTGGCAAAGAGATTGACCGCGATGGGTTTGCAACTTGGATTGATACAACCAGAGACAAGCTTTTCCAGATGTATCCAGATGAAGGATTGCGTTCAACAATCCTTGCTCGTGATGTATCTGTTGACGAAGTTGACTCAATCCTCTATGGCAAGCCAGAGCTTCCAGATACAATTGATGGACCAAGTCTTAAACTTAACGATTTAAATAACATGGAACGTGGCTTAGCCAGGGTTCAAGGGTTTACAGATGCAGCATGGAGAATTTTATCTGCGTCAGAAAACAAACTTGTACGTAACCCGCTGTTCCTTACATACACTCGTCAAGAAATGAAGACGATGGTGGATGCAGCAGAACGTGCTGGCATAGACGTATCCGATGCGGTTGTTAATAATGAAATCCGTCAGGCTGCATATCGTAAAGCGCTAGGACGTGTTGAGGAAACACTTTATTCTTCACGTCGTCTTACCAATGGTATGTACGTAGCACGTTATGCGATGTCCTTTCCTCTAGCATTTTTCAACTCACAAGCTGTAGCACTTCGCCTACTGGCTCGCAACCCAATGAATGCGTACTGGTACAACAGTATTCAGACAGCATTTGATAACTTTGAAGCGTATGAAGATAAAGATGGAAACACTTACAAAAGCATCAAGGATGTTCCTAAAGGAACACAGGTTTCTGTAAAGTACCCACTACCTTTTGGTAACAAGTTACCAGGATGGGCTCAAGATGCACTTAAGCCTTACACAGACTCTCGTGGTGGCGGAATCCGTTGGAATCCAAAGCAGTTAGAGTTTATGGTTGCTGACCCATCTGTATCTTGGTTCGGTGGTATCGCAATCTCCGAGATAGTTAAGAATGGTCTTGGAGTTGGTCCATGGAAAATCTACGGCGAAGAGGTTGCCAAAGGTTTACGTAGCGCACTTGGTGACGATGTCTATGAGTCAAGCGTACTTTATGGTGGATACCCACAAGAAGGTGGCGGTTTCGTAGAAACTGCAGCCAACACAATCATTCCTGGTTACATGAAGTCAGCGTTAGCTGGTAGCGGTTTGTTTAGGGATGACAGATTCCTAGATGAAACCTTTACTCAGTTTAAAGTTGCATACTCCCAGTGGGACAAAAACGGTCGCGTAGGCGAGCCTCCTACTATGGAGACAGCAGCTAAATCTGCTGGAGTAATGTCTTTCATTCGTGCAGTAGTTCAGTTCTCTTTGCCGATTGCTACATCATTCGACCCTGTTACACGGTCAGCAACTGCATGGTATGCAGATTTGGTTGACGCCACAGGCGGAGATTACCAGATGGCAGATAAGATATTTGCTGAAGAGTGGGGCGTAGATGCCATTGCTCTTATTGGTTCTAACCAAAAGAACATCTCAGGTCTTGCAACAACTATGGATGACTTGGCTGTGCTTCGCAAGAACCCAGAGTTAATTGCCAAGCTTGGTCGAGCAAACACAAAGTATGCAGCAATGCTTTCATTTGGTTACGGCGACTTGTCGAGCAGCTCTGAGTATTCAACTGAGGTTGCTGCAATCTTCAAGAAGCTTGGTTTCCCTGGGTATGGCACTCCAATCACACAGAAGAAGACCAAGGAAGAAGTAGCTAAAAGCGTCGAGGCTCGACGCGGATGGTTTGAATACCAAAAGGCTCAGGAATGGCGCGATGCCAAGATGGCTGAATACGGTATTGGTTCTACCTATGATGCTATGTACGAACGAAGCGGAATCAAACGCGAGTTTGACAAGATGGTTGATGCAGTTAAAGAAGACTTCCCATCATGGGTAACCGAACGTAAAAACATAAATGATGAGTACTGGGATGCAACGATTCCATCTATTCAAAAGATTGTAGATGATACAAACTGGAGAACATATTCTTTCAACAAGGGAAGTTCCAAGTGGGAAGAAATAGCATACTGGCTTGAAGAAGCTAAAGCTTTCAACAAAGCCTATGATGCACAGAACAATACGGACAGTCGTAAGTTGCAACTAAAGCAGCAGTTTGCCCAGTTCCATTACGACTTCTTGCAGACAGCATCTGAAGAGTTTGCTGCTTTTTCATACAGATGGTTAAACAACATGCCTCAACTAAGTACAGAATTCACGGTGACAAATGGTTAAGAAGTATAAAAAGGGTGACCCTGCGCCAAATATAAATACATACCCAAAAACCAGCGCTGGTAAAGCTTCATACAAGGCGGACTACGCTGCTTGGCAGCAAGCCCAAACGCCAAAAGTTGAACCGTTGGATACGCCACCTATCTTACTTCCTGGTATTAAAAGCGGAGTAGATGCTACTCAAGCAAAAGATTGGTTTAAGTTTACTGCACCAAAGGCAGCAAAGGGAACACCTTCTCGTACATATTACGATAACTTTGTTGGCATGCTAGCTAAAGCTGGTATTCCAAAGTCTAAGTACAATGATGTTTGGGCAGATGCAGTAGCTTGGACACAAGCTCCAGGGTCTGGCTCTAAAGGCGACCCAGCGTTGTACCTATCTTCTGGTATGTCTGCAGCAGATTACGCTGACAAGACAGGAGCCAAGGCTCCAGCAACAAGCAAAAGCAAAGTAACCACAACAACAAAGTACAGCGCATCAGGCGCTGCTGCTGATGCCAACAAGGCAGTTGTTTCAGAGCTCGGTCGTACAGCATCATCTGTTGAAACCGCTGCTTACCTCAAGGCAGTTAATGCTAAAGCAGCGCTTGAGCCATCTGTTTATGAAAACACAAGCAAGACTACGGTTACAGGGTCTGGCGCTAGTGGCGTAAGCAATACGGTTACAAACGCTACACAGTCAACAGGGTTTGACCCAACAATTTTTGCACAGAACTTTGCTCGCAGTTTGCCTGACTACGCAGAGTCCTTTGCAGCAAAAAACTTTTTAAGACTGGTCGAAGGATTAATTGGTTCAGATAAGACAGCAATTGGAAAGGTCGTTCAGTAATGGCAAACAAAACCGTTACGGTCAAAAAGGGCGATACGCTTAGTGCGTTGGCTAAAGCCAACAAAACTACTGTAGCAAAGATTCTTGCAGTTAATCCAAAGATTACTAATCCTAATCTTATCCGTGTAAACCAGAAGATTGTTATCCCTGTCGGGGATACAAAAAGTTCTACATCTGTAAAAGATGCAGCTGAAAAAGCGCGTCTTGCTGCATTAGAAAAGCAAAAGCTTCAAGCTCAGGCTAAGGTTGACAAACTTAATAAAGGAAACATGTCAAGCGAAACTGGTGCTGACCTTCCAAAAGAAACCGAAGAACCAATTATACCAGCTGGTTCAAAGATTGTTACAGACCCAGCAACGTTAAGTACAACTTCAGCTCAAACAAAAGATAAACTTTCGCCTGAGTTATTAGCTGCACGATTTAGTCTTGCTGCATCGGTTATCGCTGCAAACCCAAGTCTACAGGAAGCACTTAATAAAATTCTTGGTACGGACGGCAGTCCGATGATTGAAGACCCTTATCTGCAAGAACAGATGATTAAAGCAACGTCTTGGTGGCAGGGTCAGACTGACTCACAACGTCAATTTGATTGGGCTAAACAAACAAACCCTGGACAATTTGCTGCAGATTTGCAGGCAAACGCAAGTGAGATTGTCAAGAAGTTTGCAGCTAATGGACTAACTATCAGCGCACAAGATGCAATTACTTATGCAGAACAATATATGAAGCAGGCTGTTATTAAAGACGGTAAGGTAGTTCGTTACGACGCTGACTACATTAACAAGCTTATGGCTGGTGCTATTGACTTTAGCAAGAACGATAAAATTGGTGACCGAGTTGTCTATACCAAGCTAAGCGGAAACCTTGAGACTCTTGCACAGAGTCTCTACAAGCAGGCTTGGGACTATGGATACCCACAGACTATGTCCAATGCTGGCTTTACCAATTGGTTTGAAACCAGTATGAAGGGTCTTGTTGGTGGAACATTACAGCCACAGCAAGTTGATGATGCACTACAGGCACGAGCAAAGTCATTTGCTCCTGGCTTGGCAAACCTTATTGACCAGGGTCAAACCCTTCGTCAAGCAGCAGACCCATGGCTGCAGGCTATGGCTACTGTCTGGGAAACAGATGCAGATTCAATTGACCTTAACGATGAGTACGTACAACGCGCTTTAAACGCAACAGATGAAAAGGGAAATGTAGCTCCAATTAATTTGTTTGATGCAAAGAAGATGGCACGTCGCAGCTCTAAGTGGGACTTGACTCAGAACGCAAAAGAAGAGAAGACAAGAATTGCAAGTCGCATTCTTCAAGACTTTGGATTCATGGGGTAAACATGTTATTACCAGCTTATATGATTGATGGTGGCGGAGATGGGCTTTACACTAGTTCCAGTACCGTAGAAACCCTTACAGTTGCGTTGCAGAATTTTTACAAAGGGCAAGCTGATGCTGCAGGAATCAAGGCAAGGTTAGCTGCAGAAGCAGCAGCTAAAGCTAAAGCATCTGCAGAGAAGGCACGTTTAGCAGCGTTAGCTAAGCAAGCAGCGCAAGCTGCTGCTAAAGCAGAAGCATTAAATGCAAAATATAATACTCAAAAAACATTGCAAATAGATGGTGGAACTATTGTTGGTGGCACAATCATCCCAGCTAACACAACGACACCAACGCCAACCGTTACAGCAGACCCAACTTTGGTGGCAACTGCAGGAAGAAAACAATCATTAGGAATTCCCCTTAACGATGCAGAAGCAGAAGCTATTGGCTTAATACCACCAACTATTGGTACGCCAACTGTTACTCCTACTGATACAACAACGGCAACCGTTACTGGCACATCAACAACTACAGTCACTGGAACCAGCGAAGTCACCAGCAGTTTTCCACAAGGCGTAGATGGTTTCTTCGAACAAAATGGACTTGTTTATTTCAACGGTTCGCTATGGACTGGTGAGTTCAATGGTAATAATTATGAAAACGGCAAACTTGTAACACCAGTTAATACTAGCACTGCTAACACAAGTACCGCAAATACCAGTACAGCAAATACTAGCACCGCAGATACTAGCACTGTAAATACTAGCACAGCTAATACAAGCACAGCCAATACAAGCACAGCCAATACAAGCAATCCTGCTTTTGCTGCAGTAAACGCACAAGTAGAAGCACTTACCAAGCAGATTGCAGAATTAATAAAGCTACAAACAGATGCTGCAACTAAAGCAGCAGCTGACGCTGCTAAGCCAAAGGTTGTTGGCGTACGTACTGTACGTAAAGCTGGCGGAATTGTTGAAACCGTTGAGGTCATGTCCGACGGTTCAGCAGGTAAGGTTATTGATTCTTACAAAGACTTTGGCGCTCGTGATTCAGTAATGAAAATGTTCCAAGACCTTGGTCTTGGTGAAGATTTAATTAAGTCAATGGTTGCGTCTATCGATAAAGTATATGCCGATAACATCATGCCAACTGAGGACCAAGTCTTAACAGCAATTTATAGTAGCGATGCTTACAATACACGGTTTGCTGCAAACAAAATTATCCGTGACCGTATGGCGTCTGGCAAGGGATTGCCAGGAGATAGAGTTCTAAATCCACGTGAATATATTGAAACAGAAAGAACTTACAAACAATATATGGAAAGCGCTGGACTACCAACCGATTTCTATAACGAACTTAATGACTTTACCAATCTTATCGCTAACGCGATAAGCCCAGATGAGTTAAAAGACCGCGTTACTATTGCAAAGAATGTGTTGCAAACTGCTGATGCAAACGTTAAGAAGGCGCTAAAAGATTACTACGGTCTTACCGATTCCGACATGGTTGCTTATCTTCTTGATAAGGACAAAGCATTTAGAGCTATTGACAAGCGATTTGTTTATTCAACACCAGAAGCGCAGAAGATGTACACAGCTACTGAAGTTGGTGGTGCTGCACTTCGTGCAGGAATTACTGGTGGTGCAACCAAGGCATTTGCTGAGGAGATTACTACTGCTGGTAAAGCAGCTGGTGCCGAAGAAGCATTCCAAACCACAGCTCGTAACCAACAAGACTATGCACGTTTGATGGGTCTATACGATGAGAAGGCGGGTCAAGAAGACTTGACTCGTCAGCAACTTGCCCTTGCTGGTGGAACAGAAGTCGCACTCAAAACCAAGAAGCTTGCTTCACGCGAACGCGCTAAGTTCTCACAACGCAGCGCTATAGACCGAACAAGTCTATCAAGACGTCTGACTAATCCAGACGTTTAATTAAGTTCCGTCCCAGACCGTCCAGCCCTGGTGATGTGTATAAGTCTGGAAGTCATCACGTCTACGAATCACTACCCCTGGTGAGGAGTACGTGTGGTGCAAACCCGATGAGGGTTCCAACTAACTAATAGGGAGAAAAAGCAATGGCAGACAACTACGAATACGATATCGAAGAAGACGACGACTACAGCGGTACTGACTTGGTCAAGAAGCTTCGTAAGCAAATCGATGGACTTCAGAAACAACTGAAGGAAAAAGAATCGCTTATTGAAGAGTTCACGACTTATAGTCATGAAGCATCAGTCGGAGAAATCCTAGAATCATTCGGGTTAAACCCAAGAATCGCTCAGTTCATACCATCTGAAGTCGAAGCCGACGCGGATGCGATTGCTGAATGGTTGAACGAATACGGCGATGCCTTCGGTATCGAAGCCGTTGAAGAGGGAGGGGAAGCCTCCCCAGATGCTCAAGAATATGAGCGAATGTCAAACTTCGAAGATGGAGATGTTGACCCTTATATTGGACAAGACTTGCAATCACGTATTAACAATGTCGGTTCCAAAGAAGAGTTAATGAAAATCATCCAAGGCTGACATATAGTCCACATAAACCCCTAATAGAAGGAAATCATGCCTACTACACCAGCAACGAGTACGACAACCTCAACGTTGTCGAACTTGATTCAAACCTCGTATGACAAGCTGATTGAGTTTAACCTTCGTTCGGAGCCAATGTTCCGCAAGTTTGCGGACAAGCGCCCTGTCGATGTAACAAACCCAGGCAACACTGTCGTATTCCAGGTCTACAAGGACCTATCACGTGCTACTACAGCACTAACTCAAACACAAGACCCAGATGCAGTTACATTATCAAACACCGATAAGGTGAACGTAGTTGTAGATGAGTACGGCAATGCTGTAATCACAACTGAGCGTCTTGCTCTTGAGTCTCTATCAGCAATTGACCCAGCAGTCGCAGACATGTTGTCTTTCAACATGCGCGATTCTTTGGATTCACTTGTATGGTCAAAGCTAACATCACTTGCAACAATGCGCTACACAGGTACAGCATCAGCTGATGAATCAACCATCAACGGTGAGAACGTATCTGCTTCAACTACAGCTCC